TGACCGTCGAGAACCTGGGCGAGGACGATGAACCTGATGATGTCGGCCTTGTAATGCGTTTTGATCATGAGCTTGCCGGCTTTGAACGCTTCGTCGATGAGCCATCTAATCGATTGTTCCTCGGTCAGCGTCGGACCCGCAATGAGCGGTGTGATCGGCTCGCAGTGTTTGAGATATTGTTCCAGCCACGGACTCGAGCTAGACATGAAATCCCTCCAACCAATCATTAACCCTCACCGCAACCGGTTTGGGTCGATTTTGTATCTCGTGGAACGCTTCACATGAAAACGACGGGAGCTTGTCCACTGCTTCCTCTCTGGCGGAATACCAACCGTACGCGTAGATATTTAACAGCATGCGAGCGAGGCCGGCGATACCGATGATACCGCCCGCTATCAGAACGAATACAATCATAGTTTATCCTCCGCTTCCTGGTCGATGCGTTCCAACTCATCCGGTGATAACAGCGTCTCCGCCATCTTCCGCAAGAGCGCGTTCTTCACCGTGTGCTTTTTGTGGTAGAGTTTCCGCGCCTCAATGAAATTACGTGTCCATCCAATCCACTCGATCGCATCGTTGAATATATCTTCATCCGGCATCACGCCTTCATCCGCGTGCCAGTTAGTCAGTCGCTGTTCGATTTCCCTCAACCGTGCCATCTTTGTCGGTTGCCTTGTTGTGTCTTTCATACGTGATAGTCCACACATACAAGAGTGTCGTCTTGTTGCAACGGTTCAACAAACCGTGTGTAATACTCTTCCGACCAGATCTCGTACGGCTCATTCCAACATACGATCCTGGCGTTGTGTTCCTCGTCTTTGTACAAGCATTTCCCGAACCAAGCGTTTGGATCGGCTTTCGGCTTGTTCATGTCTTTGAGTTCGCATTCGGTATAGGTATGAGCGCCAAACCAACCCATACGATCCGCCTCGTGCCAGTGACGGTTGCGCAGGAACGCACTGGCGTGAATCGGGTTTGTCTTAAGCTTGCGCTCGAGGAACTGCTCTTCGGTTTCATCTGGTTGAACTTCAGTAAACGGATATGGTTTTCCATGTTCTTGGAAGAATCGGTAATTATCCATAAACGCTTCACGTAACCAACCCTTCCTGGTTTCATTGATCGCGTTCAGGTCCAGGTGTTTGATTTGAATTACGTCTCGACCTCCAAATATTCCCGTCCACCTACCACCGATCTGCCACCAATCCCAACGAGAGCCATCTCTAAACCAACCTGCGTCCTCGCCGAGGTTTTCATCGAACGGAAACATCTCCCAACTAACTGCCGCTTCCAGGCTCCCTTTCAACGTCAAGAGTTCCTGGCTGATTGCTACTATCACCACTGCGTGTGACATTGTCACCTCCTGTTGTGACCAATGCTTCGTTCGCTTGCTGCACTAACCTATTCTGTTCTATCGCCTCCTCGTGCGCTTTAGCCTGGTCGAGCTTGAGCATTTCATCGAGCTTCTGCGCACTCTCATCCACTCTCGCTTTCGCTCTCCTTTCTATCGCTTCGGGTGTCCAGTGCAGCGGATCCTCCTTAGTCGACTTGATCTGTGCTGCGATATCGCTGACATCTGGATTGATCCTTGGCCTCCCTCTCAGCGACGTGTACAAAATGACATCCAACCGATCGAGTTCATACCCGAGCTTATCACACAGCCTCTCAATCTGTGCTTTCAACGCGGGTTTTCTCTCATCATAATCCCCCATCAGCTTGTAGATCTCCCACAGCCGCCGGCACTGGACACGGTAGTTCGCTCTTGTTTGTGGCGTTAGCATGTTAAACTTCTCCAGTATTACTCAAGGTATAGTACTGCTATTCACAGAGATGAGACTAACAACATACCAAGACTGTCGGCCACGTTCCGATCTTATCTTTATCTATATATATTAGGTATATATGAACATATATATAGATACTACAGGAGTAGGCACGGGACGGTAGTGATAGTACTTTGTGTTTCGCATCCATGTGAATGAGCGTACTATACCTTTCCAATTCGAAGGTAAGTATAACACAATTTAACGCAGAAATCAAGACCCAGTGGTCGTCCCGTCACTCGGGCTCGGTTCAGTGGCTTCCTGGACGTTCAAGTCGTGTTGACACCCACAACTCAGGCATTCGAACCAACCTCGTTGTTTATCGTCGAGTGGAACGATGGTCCCGACCTTAGTTGTCTTCCTCGTGTAGGAATCAAACACGGAGGTTATAACACGGATAACCTGTTTCACAAAGCTCCTTTCTCCTTGGTATACACCACAACCAGGTTTGGTCGTAGATGTATCGCTAGGACTTGATACTTAGTCAGATCGACCTCACATCCGACCGCAACTGAGAACTCCAACGTTGCTTTGTCATGGTCGAGTTCTCGAATCGTTGTCGGTATCGTTTCCTCGTGGACGAGTTTTACCTCGTTGGTTTGGTCTCGTATCTGAATCTTCACTTATCACCTCCACCTTTCAACTGCTCCTTCACCGACGCATCCTTGGCTCCTGCCTTGCCAAGCTGTTCCTTCAACAGTTTCATCCGTGCTCTCTCAGCCTGGCCTCTCTTCCTATGGCTCGCAGCTTGATACTCAAGCTGGTATATCGCTCGATTGACGAGTTCGACGACTTCTTGCGGCGTAAACACGTCGAGTATCCCATCTCTACCTTCCAATTTACCGCTGAGTAGATGGGTGAACTTGACGTCGCCGCCATTACCACGTGGCATCACCCTCCCTGCTAGTTTGATTTCCATGTCGAGTTAACGTCCTCCTTATTGTCCTGTTCAATTTCTCGAACTAGCCGTCGGACAACTTTCCAAGCAATCTGGTGACCTTCTCTCTTTAGCCGTATCCATATCGCTGATATACTCCCACCTCGTTGCATTGCTTCCAACACTAACGCTTTGTCGTTCACTTGGCCCCCTCCTTCACTAACTCAGGATGTTCACGCATGATGCGCCGGGCAACCTTCATCCGTTCCATGTTGAGTTTGTTGTACGCGGTGCGGTACCGCTGCTGATTGATGACAGCCACCACCTCCTTCGGTGTCGCATTCATCACCCTCGCGAGCTCAACTACAGCAACATCAGTCTCCACCGCTTTCGTATATTGTACAGTCATGATGTCACCTCCTTGTGACGTTGGTGCAATTGTGATAGATTATACAACATTTCAAATTCGAAATCAACAAGAAAGTCTCACGCCAGTGGCTCGGACGCTGTTCGTGAGCGCTCGGCGGCATCAGCTGAAGATCACGAGCAATCGATCAACCCGTGCGAGATCTGCGATTGCGGTCTCACGTTCGTCAACGTCTTCGCTCTTGATCTCCTGTTGTAGCTCTGCTTGATATCCCAATAATGCTCCATACACCGCCACCACGTCTTGTTCATCTAGATTAATCGTTCTCATTGTCATCCTCCAACAGGCGCAGTCTAGCGATCGTCTGCTAGATCTGTATATATTATAATAGATCAAAATTGAAAAATCAACAGGTATTTTTCGATCGATTACCACTGGACCTGGTTTCCTTCATCACTCTGTACACACACTAAGCAGATTTCCGGCTCCCGTCCGGGTGGGGTTTTGGCTTTGCCAAGATGCTGCGCGAGCCGACCTCCGTAGGCTCATTGGAGGAGATGCCCGAGAACATCTCCTCTATCAACCTACAGCTCTGGTCGAGTTCCGAGACCGAGCTTCACCGCAAGCTCAGGATCGGTTGATGCAGCCTTCAAGAGTTGCCTTCCGAGCTTATTCTGCTCGTTGAGCTTCTCTCTATACGCTTTCCTCGCTGCAGCAGCCTTCGGATCATTTCGATACTCGAGCTGATACAGACCGAGTTTGTACACTTGCTCCATCACTTCACGTTGGGATTGTCCCTCCTTACGGAGTTCCTCTGTCCTAGCTTGTAGCTCACTGCTGAGTTGCAACGTCCACTGCTGACCATTCTGTGACATACGTCACCTCCATAGAGTTGACATACGTTGCAGTCTCGGGCCTACAGCGTCCGTCTTCACCCCGCCGTCCCCAAAAATCGGGATCTTCATCGGAGTTGAATTAACGGGCCACAAAATTTTTGGCCGGTGGGAAGGGGGCGTTGCTAGGACAGGCCACCTGGGCCTTGCTTCCTAGCTTGCTTGGCGGGATAATGGGGACGAAGCTGTAGGAAGGCTTCGAGGAGGAACGATGGCGCTAGGACGGGTATTGGGAGAGAGATCGGAAGGGCTGCCGGCGGGTAGTGAGATGACGGCGGAAGTCAGTACGCCCGGGGTAGAGACACCGAGTGGGGCGCGGAGTGCGATCGCGGTTGGGTCGAAGGTTATTTTTCACGGTCGGGTGGAGGAACCGTTTGACAATGATGGACCGCCGTTGGGGTCGTTGCACGGTGAAGTCAAAGCGCTGCCGAAGGATCAGTGATGGAGGGATAGATGAGCCAAACGAATATCCAGGTTCCGATCGAGCAGAGGAACCATGATCGGGAGGTTCTCGAGAAGCGGCCGGTCCTTCTCGGGGATGAGAGGTTCAAACCGGAAGGCCGGGGGGTGCATCCACCAGGAGGTCCGAGCTCGCTGGGCCAGGATGACAAGTTCCATCCTCTTGTTCGGTGTCATTCAAATCTAGGGGGTCACGAGCAGGATCAACTCGCGGTGGAGGCGCCCGATCTGTTATATGGTGAACGAATGGGTGGGGCGGATCCCCTGAGTGGTAACGCCGGGTGTGACATAATGGGTGATCGCAAACGGTTCATGTCTGGGCGACGCCATGCGGGCAGTCATTTGAACTGCGGGAGGAATGTTGGGTCCGAGCATTTGGCGATGGAAGCCCAATCACATGATCAGATCGGGCTACATAAGAAGGAAGGGCCGCCAGCGCTTGGCGAGGTTTTGCCAAAGGATCAATGAGCTCTAACTACGAACTCGGTGGCCGCAGACTTATCGGTCGAACCGAAGCTACCCGAGCTGTGGCTGAAGCCGAGCTGTTGAAATACCTCCTCATCGGGTTTACGTTAAAGGAAGCTTGCCAGCAGATGAAGTGTGCGTATGGGACGGTGAGGAAACTGGCTAAAGAACCGGTATTCTTATTGAAACTCAAAGAGCAATCGGGAGAGATAGCCAACCGCTTAGTTGATGAACTCTCCCGAAGCCAGGTCGAAATGGCGCAACGCCTTGAGGAAGCTAGTAGCATCGCACTGGATGAAATGTTGGCGATGATGGGGGAGTTGCCTCAAGGAAACTTGAAGTATAAGATATGTCAGGACCTACTCGATCGGGACCCGAAATCTTCCCGGACAAAGAGGATGGATCTTACTGGGAATATGTCCCATCAATTTATTAACCCAGCGGTTCTGATCCACGCTGCGGCCACCGCTAAAGAGATCGAGAAGTTCCAATCCCCTCAGATAGGAGAACAGAATGGCGACAACGCCGGACATTCTCCAAATAGCTGAAACTGGGAAGGCCGAGGACCTGTGGCAGGAGTTGAGGGATAAAGCCGACTCGTCCCTTTACTACTTCACCAAGGTAGTGATGAACTTCAGGGACTTAACTGATGGGTTCCACCTCCCGGTGTGCGTCCGGATTGAGGAAGATGAAGTCCTTCAGGACGCCGGTTACTTGATGGGTCGGGCGCACTTCAAGTCGACCATTTGGAAATGTCGGCTCTTGAGGAAGTACCTCGTTGACCACGAACAGCGGTTCCTAATCATTGGAGAGAGTGATACCGTTGCCAAATCGAAGTTGATCGATATCAAATGGCACATCTTGAACAACCAGCTCCTACGCTGGCTCTATCCTGAACTTCAATCAATCGACACGCAGAACACGAAATGGACCGATAGTGAAATCCTCCTACCCCGGGAGGGCTCGTACGATGAACCGACGTTCACCTGCGACGGTATTGGAGCCAAACGAACCGGATTCCACTATACCGAGATTACGTTCGAGGACGTAATCGGTGACAAAGCGGCCAGTTCCGAGGCCGTGATGGACGCTGCTTGGGACTGGATTGAGTACTCGCGTGGGCTCCTCCACGACCCAGCTAAGAGCAAACGCCGGTTCATCGGTACCCGGTGGAAGCACGGAACAGGTGATGTGTACGGCAAAGCGATGGTCGCGATGCCGGGTGTGCAATGGTACATCCGTGCCGCGATCGAGAACGAGGTTCCGGTATTCCCAGAACGGTTCTCGCTCAAGACGCTCGCGTCGATTAGGCAGGAAGAAGGCGACTACAAGTTCAACTGCCAGTACATGAACAACCCGACCGCTCCAGGCGGTGCCGATTTCGAAGCTAGTTGGATCCAGGAATATGAAGTCCACGAGGACGGTCACACAATCATCCCGTGCGATGGCAGCCCTCGGATCGATACCGGGCAGCTCCTCCGGATGTCATTCTTCGATGTCTCCAGTGGTGGCAAAACCGCCAACTGCGAGAACGCGATTCCGTTCGCGGGGATGGACCACCTCCGTCGGATCTTCTTCCTCGAGGATTGGGGAGCCAATTGTACGATCGGTGAAGCTGTCGAAGCCTGGCATGTGATGAATGATCGGTGGAGGGCGTACAAGAACCACTATGAACTTGTCGGTGCCCAGAAATCCGTCGAGGACTTCTGCCTCGAGCGCAAGTTGCAGCCGGAGTGCCCATACTGCCGTGCAGGCCACGTCGAGGACGGGAAGTACGCTCGCAACCCCCACAAACGGATCGCACCTATCGGGATCAAACCCGAAGGCGGCAAGCTGTCCAAAGAGGAACGTATCCGGATGTACGCGCAGAAACCAATGCAGGAAAAGCGAGTATATCTTCGCCGCGGCATGACCAAACTGCGCCAGCAGATTATCGAGTTCCCTCACGGGCCAATGGTAGATCGCCTAGATGCTGCCGCGTATTTGATACATCTCTTGAGGCCCCCGATTAGCGATGCCGACGTAGAGAGTTCCAAGGCCGCCGACCAAGTCGCCAAGCTGGGCGGGAAGAACTTCACGCATCAAGAGTATGACCGAGGAGGCTACGCGTGACCGAGTTCCGTGGTCCAACTGCTACACGTTTAAGGAACTTCGTACGCGAGGTTCAAGACGGTAAATGTATTCTTTGTCCTTTACCGATTACGAATATTCATCATATTCAACCTTGGCGTAAATTTCCCGAACTTTTATTGGACCTTAAGAATATGGTCGGAGCGTGTAGGTCCCATCACTTGCTTCTTGAGTCAATGCCGTATGACCAACAACACCAGCTAATTGTGGAAACCAGATGCCAACAGTAACTCCACTGTCGATCAGTACCGAGCGGAAAGCCGCCCTCGTCGGGTTCTTGACTGAGAAATTCGGTCAATGCGTGCAAGCTCGCAGTGCTCAGATTGAATCGAAGTACACGAGGTGGATGGACAATTACAGTGGCAAACCTCTTGAAACAATCCGCACCACTCCTTTTTACCGTGCGTCGAATTTCGTCCCCCAACTTATTCGAATGCACACTGATATTCTCTCAGCACGTATATTCGGGCTTATTCTCGCTACGAAACCTACGTGGAGAATCAATACCCTTGTCGAGGGTATGTCTCACGAAGAATTAGAAGCGATGTCCCTCTGCATGGACTCGATCGGGAAACATCAGCTCCGCCTGCCCGAAATCCTTGATAGCGGTGTCTACCGTGCATTCAAAACCGGTCAGTGTATGCTCAAAGGCCCCTGGATCGAGGACAAGCGTTGGCATGTACAAGGGCTCGGTACTGACGGCAAATCGCTCAAGCAGACCGAAGTTACCAAATCCTTCCTCGACCTTCGCCCACTCGCATTCGACGATGTCTGGGTCAATCCGATCACGGTCCAATATCTCCGAGACGCCAGGCAAATCTACCACCGTCTCCGACTCACGAAAGAGCAGGTTCAATGGCGTGCTGACAACAAACTTTGGGACCAAACCGCCTGCGCCAAGATTCTTAACTCCCCAGAGCAGTCTTCGGGAACTCCTCGTGAATCCCAAGCAAATGAAGCAGGAATCTCGCTTACTCCAGATGTTGCACAACCGTACACCGCTATCGAGGCGACGCTTGATTACGAACTCGAAGCCGGCAAGACATACGAGTTGGTGGTTGTATTCAACCCCAAGGTCAGCGGAGCTGACGGTTTCCTACGCGGTTACTACAACCCGCTCGAGCGGTTGAAACACAACTACGCGGAGATCAAGTTCCTGCCCAGAGAGGACTTCATCTACGGATATTCCATCCCCGAGATCCTTGAACAGTCCCAAGAGGAACAAGCTCAAATCCACAACGCGAGACGGGATTCGAATACGATCGGGAACATCCCAACCTTCAAAAAGAAACGATATGCCGATCAGCCGAACCCGTCCGCGGAGTGGTTCCCTGGAAAAGTGTTCGAATTGGATGCCATGGATGACATGGACGTCCTGAACCTAAACGTCTCGTACAATTCCATGATCGATGAGGAAAAATTCCTACTGTTCCTCGCCGAACAGTATAGCGGAGTTCAAGCGCCGATGCAGGGTTACGGTGCAGGTGTTCTCCAAGGGAAACGCGGAATCTATAATTCCGGAGGGACCTTGGCGATGCTAGCGGAGGGCAATCGGCGCTTGGACATTTTCTTGCACAGGGCTCGATACCCCTTCCACGAACTCGGTCAGCTCATCTACCAGAGTTACAAGCAATTCCGTCCCGATGGCAAAGAATACACCGCATGGGGGAAAAATGGAGCAGCGTTCAAAAAGTCTTTCACCATTACCGAACCAACCGACTACCCAGGATTCTTCTTCAACATTACTGCGGCGGATGCAAGCGCAAATAAAGAAGTTGACCGAACAGCTCTCCTCCTTATGGCTAATACAATGGCAGGCTATTACCGCCAAATCGTTGAAGCCTGCGCAACCGTTACCCAACTCCCCGAAGGTCACCCCCTTCGAGAAGTCCTCATCACGGTTCTCGATGGCGCTAAAGATCTTGCTTCACGGCTGCTCTTCAGTTTCGATATCGGTGACCGCGCCCGCCTCCTGCCCGATGTGCGACAGATTCTGGGAGGAAGCCCACGCGCTGGTGCTGAACAAGCTGAACGAGTCGGAGTGCCTGGATCTGATGAACCTGTTTCGATCGACCGACTACGAGAGCTATCGCAAAATATTACTTCGGTCACGCGCGGAGCTCGCGAGGAAGCTAGCGGAAGAACCTAACATTATGGAGATCTATCGCTTCCAAGGTCGGGTCGATCAACTCAGGATCGAAGAATGTCTCCCGATCGAGATCAAAGGCCTTTTGGCTGAATTCGCCGAGATCGACAAACGCAACCGCGATCTCCAAGAAGCCGAGAGAATACGCAAACAGGAGGTAAGGTAAATGGCAAGTCCGGTATTTAGTGCAGCAGATAGGGTTAACAGCCCACCCAATAACGACGGTCTCCCAGCGGAACTCGTTGGCAAATCGCCCGCCGAGATCGCGAAGTTTTATCAAGATCGAGAGAATTCACTGCGAGCAGAGCTGGATCAACGGCCCCCGGCTCGGGTCACACCCCCTCCCGAGCCTCCAGCTCCGTCTAATACCGAGTTCTGGAACGATCCAAACGCCGCCGTCGATCGCAAACTCGCTAAGGCGTTCACGCGGGAAGAGTGGGATCGGGTATCATCCCAACTCCGCCCAAACTTCATCTGGCTAGCGAAGAAACAGTGTATGGAAAGCCACCCTGACTTCCATCGCGTCGAGAAAGAAATCAACGAGATGATGTCGCGTGTTCCCGACTACTCACAGACTGATCCCACTATGTGGGAAACGGTTTATTTTCAAGCGAAGGGTATCGCTCACGACCGTCTCGCTGCAGAGGATCGAGCCGCACCTCCCACGATCGTTGGCGAGCCCGTTGGTCCAGGTGGAGTAGCCCCTCCTATGTCCGCCGACCTCTACAAAGTAACCGCCCCTGGTGTCGTTGATAAAGCCGGCAATCCTAAATCGGCCGGCCGCGTCGCCGACATGCTCGGTGTTACCCACGATCAATATCGTGCCGCTGACAAAATCCTTCAGGGAGATGGTGTCCTCCCACTAACCGTCGATAACCGGAGACCAAAATGAGCACAAAACCGATCACCCCAGTTTCCGCGGAGCCAGCGCCTCCGCTCACGCTCGAGGAGAAGAAAATCCGCTTCGCCGAGCTACGCAAACACATGGGTAGGAGTCAAATCGAGGTAATCCCCCCTGCTGGCAAAACCGGCTTGTGGGCTCGGAAGGACGATACCAGAGAGCTCGGGCGGTTGGAATGGCTCGGGTATCACATCGTCCACGATGATCCGAAGAAACCGGTCTGGCGTGCGAACGGTCTGCAACAAGACGGTACGTACATCGTCGGTGACGTTATCCTGTTGGAAGTCGACAGTTGGATCTACGAAATGCTCCAACAGGAATATCAGGATCAATCCGAGTCCCAACGAACGAACGCCAAGGCAACGTTCAAAGACGACGCTGAGCGGGCGGGAACCCCTGTATTCGAAGTGGGGCGACCCACTCGATAGACAAGGAGATAGATGGCTGCATCATCTGGAGTTGCTCGACCAATCTATCCGTATCGGATCAAGAACAATGCCACAGGCGTTGCCGAAATCCAACGGATAGGCGAGAAGTCGGGGCAGACCTTTCTCCAAGGCACCCCCGTGCAGATTGACGTAGCTGGAGCGACTGGGTTCATCATTGCTAACCCGGCGATCGTATCTGTGGCTACCGCAATCATCGCGGGATTTTCCTCGGAGTTTGGTCATAACCTTGCAGTGAGTGGAGTGGGTGTAACCCAAGCCACCGGGCAAGGTGTCCCCAACCAACCTTCCGCGGCTGTATTCCCAATCGGCGCTGTCGCAGTCGACGGTACAATCGGGTTTGCAGTCGCCAACGACATTTCAACCTTCATCGGTGTATACGGAGACGGTACCACCGCCGCCAACGCCGTTCTCGCCCAAGCTCAAGTTGGTTCCATCCGCGGGCTCATTAAAGACGCGGGGAATAACTTCTGGTATGTCGCAAACGATATCACAACCACGGCCGCTGGTGCATGCGTCGAGATTGTATCCCTCGTCGACCCAATCGGCACGCTTAACGGGAGGGTAGAGTTTAGGGTCACGCACGCGGCCCAACAGCTCGCAACCTAATATGCCAGCCACACGTGGAGCATTCAGCCAACTTCTCGCCCCTGGGCTATTCTCGGTCATCTATGAGGACCTGGAGATGCACCCGGAGGAATACAGCCAGTTGTTCAACATCTATCCCAGCGAGCAACAGTATGAGGAAGATCAACTCGTTGCTGGCCTCGGCGCGGTACCAACCAAACCGGAAGGCACGTCGCTCGCGTTGGATGAACCAATCCAGGGCGGCTCCTTGCGCTATACCCATGTCTCGTACGGTCTCGGGTTCCAGGTCACTCGCGAGATGTGGGATGATGATAAGTACGGAATCATGCGACGGGTTAGCCAGGACTTCGCAGGTTCCATCCGCCAGACGGTCGAATCCACATTCGCCGGTATCCTCACCGGAGGGTTTACCGGTGGCACCACGAAAACAATCGACGGTGTCGTCCTGTTCCAGAATACGACAACCGGAGGTCACCCTCTCCTGGGTGGTGGCACGTACAACAACCGTAGCGCAACCGACATTGCTCTATCCGTAACCGGACTCCAAGAGCTCACCTTGCTCTTTGAGTTGATGGTCAACGAGCGTGGTCTCCTCAAGCGGACCATGCCCGAGCAGGTCTGGATGCATGCGGCTAATCAGTTCGTTGCGGGTGAAATCCTTCACTCCGCGTACAAGCCATACACGGGCACCAACGAGGTCAACGTGATGCAGG